CTCAACTCCCTCTACCTATTCTTTAATGCATCGGTTCAGGGTACTGTGCGTATGTTTCAGGCGATGCTCAGGAGACCTCCGGGTCAGCGAGGCATGACTCGTGTGCAGAAGATCATGAGTAGCATTGCCCTGTTCGGCTTTGCTCAGGGAATCATCAACTCCCTACTAGCAGGTGATGACGAGGATGGAATCAATCGCTACCGCCAAGTAGATCTCAAGACCAGAGAGAGACAGGCTCACATTTACCTTCCGGGGTTTGACGTGTTCATTAAGATCCCTCTCCCCTACGGATACAATATACCCTACGCTATCGGAGACTCCTTGGCCGCTCTAATGATGGGTCACACCACAGGACCAAAGGCGGCATCACATCTGTTCTCCACCACGGTGGATTCATTCCTTCCATTCTCGTGGGGAGGCAGTGACAATCTGCTCATAAGTTCTGCCAAGACCATCTCGCCAACACTCTTTGATCCACTCATAGACTTGGCAGTGAACGAGAGTTACTTCGGTCAACCCATTTATAAGGAAGCCCCCTACGGCTCCGCAGACCCCCCCTCAGAGCGATACTGGTCTTCGACAGCCGCGCCATTCAAATCTGTCTCTCGTTTCATCAACGCGATTACAGGGGGCTCTCAGGTCAAAGCTGGGTGGGCAAGTATCCCGCCGGATATATTTGAGCACATCTGGGAGACTACAGTGGGTAGTGCCGGTAGATTTGTGACTAAGACCACCAACCTAGCGTGGTCGATTGGTCCGATGCCCGGACGCATCACTCACCCGGAGAGCAGGGATATTATCTGGAGTAAGGTTCCCTTTGCCCGACGGTTCTTCCATGATCCTACGGCATCCAAGAACAGATTCGCCTACGACAAGTACTCCTACTACGAGGAATCCATAAGGTCAGCAACGAGTCTTAACACCGGTATCAAGGAAGTCTATGGTGTGGGGAAGATGTATAAGAATTTTCAAAAGAGCGACGACTATAAACTCTTTCGACTCAATGAATACAGGAAGGACATCGCGGGAAGGATCACCAAACTTCAGAAGGATCGAGCCCAGATCAGACGCAATCGTATCATGCGTGACGACATCAAAGAAGATAGGATTAATAACATTAATCAGAAGATGCAGGATCTAAGGCTCAGGCTCGTGAATAAGGTTGATGCAGTCCTAGAGTAATGAAGAATCCTAAGTTAGTCGTGGTTGAGTGGAGAGATATTCTTGGCACCTCCGGATGGGAGAAGCCATCGGAAGTAGATCCTCCTACCTTCTGGACGGTGGGCTACCTAATTACCAAGAACAAAAATACCATTAAGATAGCCGCGACTAAAGATGAGAAGGGCGAGTGGAGTACAATCACTGCCTTCCCATCTGGGTGTGTTACAAAGATTAACTATAGTCCCTCATAATTCTACGGAGGGTGACTGTCTTGACCCCATCGTAATAACCCTCACCATCCAGTTCCTCTAGCATTACAATACCTCTCCACCACTGGTGCTCGGTGTCTCGACACCAACTCTCTGAGTACTCAGGGTGAGAGAAGCAACCCGCAGACAACCCAAAGATTTTCTGTCCATCAGGACGTGTGTGTTCTGCGTGGTTGTACAGATGTGAATGACCTTGAACGGCGGAGCAGTGAAGTTTAGAAACCAGTGTATGTCCTATGTGGAGACTAGAGATAGGTCGTCCAGAGATACCCGCAGTGAAGTAGTGCGAGAAGGTGATTCCCTCTATCGTCACGCACTGCTTGAAGGGGACAATTTCCCACCCAAACCCCTCGTACTGTAGATCTTCGATGCCTATTGTTCCATCTAACTCCGCTTGAGAGTTGATGGCTCTAGTAATTCTATCCTCATGATTACCTATACACATTACTAAGCGTGGCCTATACTGCTTCTTGCCGTTCCTTCTTTTTCTAGCGTTGTGCTTGGTCATTGCCTCGAACAAAAGTTCCTGAGCATTGACCGCCGCCGCTACATCCTTCTTGTATCTCCTTCCCTCAAATCCTTTAGTCCCCCTGTCGTAAGAAGACAGAGACGGCAGGTCGGCTAGATCCCCCAAGCAAACTACACACTCAGGTTGCTCCTCCATGAGTAGCCGACCCACTGCTCTGAATCTTTCGTTGTTGTAATCCGGGTGGGCATGAGGATCAGGAATGATCATAAGTTTCATGGTAATCTTTCCATGTCAGATAATTTGCGCTGAAGAGTATCTAATTCTGGTTTAGTTAGCCAAGGTACTTGGTCTTCTTCTAATTCTTCTTCCAGTTCATCTACTAGGTTATAAATACAGGACAAGCAAGTGTGACAAAAAGCCACTGGCAAAGTACCAAACTCACCCTCAACCCCACCCTCATCCTTAATATCAAATTCACACTTACAAATTGAGCAAATCATTAGTGTTCTCCACATCCCTCTGTATCGCAGTTGGGATAATTAGCACAGGCAAGATGCATGACATCACTACTTTCTGAGAGAGCCTGTTGGCTATAGTAGTCATCCCCCCTCTCTTTAAAAAATTTGGCATCAACTCTAGGCTCAAGCGTGGTGTAACTACAGTAAGAGTTTCGGCAGTGGTAGTATTGTCTTAGCCCACCATCTCTTTTAGAGAATTTTCCGCGAGTCCGCAACATCTTTCCGTGTTTAAATCGGCAATATGGATTACTCATAATCTTCCTCTTTATGGAATGTGACTAGTTCTATTGGGCAAAAATAAAACTCACAGTCGTGTTCATAACGAGAATCAAACCTAGTATCGACTGTCCATTGCTTATAGTCACGACAAGAAACAACTGCATAATGCGTTTTATCTTTGCTCCAGTAGCAGTACATTGTTGGTTTAGTCAAAGCATTATCATAACTATCTTTAGCGCACACGATAAATTTATTTCCGAAAGGCCAGTCATTCCTACTTGTAAATTCTGCACTAAGATGTTTGACTTCAACTCTCTTTAATATAAATAAGTCTCCATCATCGGCATGTTTTTTCCAGTCATCCCTAGTCTCAGCCCGAGTAGTCGGATTGATAATAACTGGTGATCCTTGTGACACAGCAACCATTGCCGTTTTCCAGACAGCACCTGCACTTGAATCAAGATGCTCCAAGAATTTTTTATGGGTACCGTCCGTCATAATATTTCACACTTGTCCCCGGAACATGCGAGTTCCTGACTTCCGATTGTGTTGTCTTCGTGTTCCTCGATTGCATCCCAGTCGATTCTTGAGACTTTTTTAAACGAGGAGAAGGTTTCTTTAGTAATCTCCTCATAAGGAGCGACCTCATACGAGTGGCTATCATCTGCCCTCGGTAGAAAACTGACACCGCTCAGTATGTCGAAGTTCGAGTAGCACCACGCACCAACCTCCATCCATTCGTCTTCACCTACATAGATTGTAACACTAGGCTTGTGTTCGCACCAGTGTAACGCAAACCTCTTCCAGATTTCAAGGTGCTCTATCGCAGTCACATCATTCCTAGTTCGTGACTTGGCGGGAGACCCCATAGGGAAAGAGAAAACTATAGCCTCTTTATTGTACGGGTCGTCCTCGTATGGAACCCCGGCATCAATGATGGCCTGATTCAATGGGTCTTTTTTGTCTTGCCTAATCCTTCTGATGTACCACTTCGAGTACGAAGGATGCAAGCCCGACCCACCTACGGCAGTGAGTTGGGAGACAGTACCTGACGGCTTGATGCAAGTGATGGCGGCAGATGGGTTGATGTCCAGTTGTCTAGCCCACTTCTCATTGGTCTTGATTGCTATGTCTCTCCACTTCTGCAACTGTTCGGGAGATGCATTCAGAACGATTGGGCAATCAAATACTCCAGTCATGCTCACACCGAGGAGTCTTTCCTCCTCTGCATTCTTCTTCCAGATGGGTCTAACGTATCTGAAATCAGTCAGCATGGATTGAATGGTTCCTAGGATAGTGGCGTATTCTACCTTCTTTTCCACATCTTCGTGTCTGTCAGAGGGTCTGAGGATGCATTCTGTGAGGTTGCACACACCTGATGCCCGCAGAATGATCTCTGAGCACGGGTTACAACCGAACTCATGCTCCTTATCTCGCCTCTCTGGCATGAGTTTCTTACATGCCTCACGATTAAAGATACCACGCTCTCCGCTGTGAGATTCATAGAGCGCAAGCCATTCACGCATGAAGATTCCCATGTCAGGTATCTCTGTGTAGCAAACGCTGTTGTTAGCCAAGGCTCGTTGTGGGTTTTCAAGATGCCACTGCCCTGTCTTGGCATGTCTCATGCGCTCATCAGTCAGGTTACTCAGACTAATTTCTGCGGCTCTACGAACTCCCCCCACCACCACACTCTCACCGTTCCAGCACATCAGGTCGTGGCATTCAATGCTCGTGAGGCGGCGGCTGGTCGCGGATTTAAAAGTGGCGATATAGTGGCGAAATAATCTTTCCAGTGGGTCGGGGCCAGATGCCCTTCCCCCGAAAGTCTTTAGTCTGGCGCCTGATAACCTGATCCTGCTGTAATCTATTTTCGGAACCATCCCTTGGTATAGAAGACTCACCAATTCCCTTAGAGCCTTTGCCCACCCTATCTTGCTGTCTGCCACAACTATAGTGGTGTCTGTGTCATGGAACTCATCAGCCACTTCTGGTAGCCGGTTAATGGACTGACGTTCCACGCTAAACCCCACCCCAGTACCGCAGAGCAAGACATACAGGGACTCATCAAAAGCCCGAGTATGATCTACGGCTAGATAGGCGCAATTGTAACCGGCCATATTATCCCTAGATAATGCGCCACTTCCGGTTTCCGGATCTGCCGTCATCAGGGCTCGCATGGATGGCATTACTTCCATATCCATGATGGCCTCACGGAGATAGGCGGGGAAGTTTCCGCTTATGTCACTCATGTAATCGCAGTAACGGTTCACGGTTTCTTCCCATGTTTCCCTGCGTCCTTCAGAGTCCAGATACCTAGCATACCGGCTCTTGTGGATTAACTTCTGATATTCTGAAATCATCCTTCTCTCCCAATTAGTTTCTCTTTCTGGGCTACCACTATTCGATGCTTTGCATGTTTCACGTTTTTGAATTTCTCTCTGAGCCGTTGCTCATTAGACCATATGACAAATTCATCTAAGGTCATAGCGGTGTGGTTCTGGAACCAATCTTCCCAAGGGATTGCGCCTTTAGGGGTCAACTCATGGCGCATAGGCCAGATGTGCCTCGCTAGATGATATATGCGAAAAACCTGTTCCTCATCCTCTTGCCACGAAAGATTGGGGGGACGAAGCCCCCCTCCCTCTCCCTTAGAATGGTAGCGAGTCATCCTCGCTTGTTGAAGAAACTGAAGAACTGTTTTTCTTGGCTCCCATCTGCATTGAGTATGCAACGATGCTTGTGGAATACTTTTCCACTCCTTCCCGGTCAGTGTACTTACTGTAAGTGATTCTTCCCTCCACGTACAGTTCCTGACCTTTCTTCACATACTCGTTAACTGTATCAGCGAGTTTACCAAAGAACGTAACCTTATGCCAGTCGGTTTTCTCTTTGTCGCCGTAACCGGAGTTAGTGGCAAGGGACAGATTGGCAACTGTATCCCCTTTGCCTGTTTCATTAATGATGGGGTCTGCCCCAACGCGCCCTACTAATATTGCCTTATTCACATTCATCTTACATGACTCTCCTGTCGTGCCATTCTGGGTTGTACTTCTTTACCAACTTCCAAAGGGAGAGAGCATGATTGAACATGGTTTGAAATCTATTCACGTCTTCATGCTCCCATACGAGAACGCGGGGAGAACCCACGTCTATAAATACATTGAGCAACCTGCGACCACTCCCTAAACCTTGGGCATAGGCGGCAAGTTGGGTTCCGTAGTCATCATACACCATTTTCTTTACGTTCGGTTGATCTGGAAACTCTTTGGTCTTGAAGTCTACCACCCATTCATCGTTGTGTAAATCAACCTTGCCTCCGTAGCCAGATGAGTGCGCGAATGCTTTTTCTGCAACCCAACCATTGCTTCCGCAAACTTCGGTGAGTTTTCTATTCACGGATTCACACATAGAAGTGTAAGCAACAGGAACGTCGACACCAGTGTAATACTTCTCCAGTTGATCGTGGATCATGGTGCCTCTTCCCATGACGTCCTGTTGCTTTTTATTAAATCTATCCCGCGCTAACTTTTCAACCTCAGTGAACTCTTTAGGTTCGCTCATAATGTCAACTGAGCGGGTTTCTGTCCATAGGGCTTGCATTAATTCTGATTGAATCCATTTGGATAGCATAGGTCGGGCGACCACATCATTCCATATAGTGGAAACGGATGGCACCCAACCGTGCTTTCGTGCGTCTCTTAGCGTGGATGGGCGCATCCCATTCTTTCCCTCTACCTCGTAACAGGGATTGCCTTCTTTGTCATACCAGTGGCTCATGAGTCTTGCCTAAATTCTTCTGACTCGTCCTCAGAGTAGACGCCATATTTGTATGCACCACACAGTTTAAGGACGGCTCTTGCCTTGGCTCTCTTCTCTGCCATTTCCACGAGATAGGTGTGGGAGACATTCCCATTTGGGTATGCTCCTTTGATGGCGCTACCGTAACTCTGGACAGCATCTCTCTGGCCTACGGCAACTGCCTTGATAACGGCGAAATCTTTCTCGATCACTTCGCTCTCGAAGGTAACTCGGATATTGAGGTTGTTCTGGATCTTCTCAACTCCGGACAGTTTGATGATTGCCCACTTGCCTTCCTTGTTAAAGATATCCTCTTCCACAACGAGGCCATGTTCCTTGACCAGTTGGTTTAGGAAATCCCTTTTGGTCAGTGGTGGGTTTTCTCCGGCAAGTTTTTTCATACGCGCCTCATGCTTTTTCGTTAACGATTTTAACTGAATGGCATCCACTTCCTTTTCATCTGCTTTCTGCCATTCCTCTTCCTGACGTTGCCTTTCGTTTTGTTCCTGTTGCTCCCATCCTGCGTTAAGCGGAGCCCTTATACCATCAGGACCACGAAGGTCTTCACTAAATTCCACCGTTGCTTCTATTGCTTCTGCTGAATGTCCGTTAGCCATTAGTCGAATATCTCCTCTTTCAGACCGATAAAATCACCGCGCAAGGATTCAATTAGTTCGCCCTGCTCTTTAACGATCCAAATTAATTTTGTTAAAGTTTCATCTAGCGTAAACAATCCTTTCGCATCTTCTTGAGGGAAGGGAATTCCATCTGCGCTAAACCCTAGCACATCTTTAGGTATTAAGTCGTCTATCTTAGCCATGTGTCACCTCGTGGGCTGCTTTTATAACTTTAATGGCTACTGCAAGATCCCCAGCGCACGAATTTAGTAATGCAACGGCGCAGGTGCCCATGTCATCCCATCCATCGCAAATCTCACCTTTATCCATACTGGCGGCATACATTAAAGTATGTTGCCCCTTTTTTTTATCAAAGATGTCTTTTGGAACCTCTTCCCTAGTAAAACCGTTTGTCTTATCCATGTGTCACCTCCGGGACGTCTGCCCCTAATTCTATACCAAGTTGAACTGCCCTTTCAATCAGTTCAGACATTTCACTTACATTCATGTCCGAGGTTGATCGAAGCCTACTTCGTTTCTCGCCCTTTAGATTTAGAAAATCTTCTGCGCCAAAAACAGATTCAATAATGATGTCCTTGATCTCTCCCTTGCTGTGCCCTGTCTGGTCTGCTATTGTACCACACCATGCATGGAACATGTCATTCTGTTCTAGTGAGCGGTTCTTGTTATAGGGGCGCATGATGACCTCAAGCGGTTGCTCATTATCAATCGACTGATCTTTAATGTAACCAGAGCAGAAGTCTCTGATGCGCTTATCGCGCAGTATCCATCGCTTCACCATCAGTTTACATTCGACCTCTTTACCATGTCGATTGAATCTACTGTAGTTTCAAATCCCTGATCAGTGTCGCCTACTTTAAATGCGGCTCCATCCACCAAGTTAAATATTTCTTTGGTGAGGATGTGTTTGGCGACCTCAACTAAGGATTCATGATCTTCACCATCATCTACCCACAGGGTCAGCATCGCTACCACTTTATAAGGTGTTCGAGTGTTGCCCGGTATTGTGTCTTTACTAGCCATATTAATTGATCCTCTTTCGTATATTCTAACGCATGACACATCTCATGGCAAGCCCTACAGGCGGGAATTGCGTGAAGATCCAGAGGTTTTTGACCCATTCCTGTACCAATTCTGACATGATGCGCGTCAACTCCGTATTTACCACACCCCCAGCAGGGTTGTGTCCTCACCCACTGGAGATATTTGACTTTCCCATTCAAGTATGCTATGGTATCACGCTGACACGGTGCTGTCAACTATGCTGACATATCAGGAAAAAAGGGAATATCTAATGACGGTTTTGTTTCGGTCAAAAAAACTGAGCAAGTCCGAAAAGCTCGTCGCCCTTGCGTTGGCATTTAAGATTGATTATACTGGAGTCACCAGAATGACGCAAGCGGAGATAGGGGCTATGGCATCCTTGACACCCAAAGGAGTTCGGACTGTTCTTCAGCGCCTGACACAGAAGATTCAACTTGAGGTCAGGAAAGAGAAGGGTCGCAACGCCTATTACTTTATACAGTGGGCTCAGATATGATTGACTCAGGTAAGTTTTGGGGCCCAATTCCAGTCTACGTTCTTCAAGATCATAGGCATAAGGCCGGTCACCTCCGAGTCTTAGGGGCAATCCTTAGTTGTCCTCAACCTTACTTTCCCAGTTTAAGGGAAATTTCTGAGAGAAGCGGTCACACACCTAAGTACTGCAGTAAGATGATTACGCAGATGGTTAGGTTTGGAACCCTAGAGAGAGAACAGAGATATCACTCCACTAACGTCTATGCTCTCACTGGGTACACCACTGAGGTGGAGTCCACTACTGAGGTGCATAGAGAGTGCACCACTGAGGTGGCACTAAAAGAATCTTTAAAAGAAAATAAACAAAAGGGGAACGGAGTGATGGAAGGGTTTGACCACTTCTGCTCAGTCTATCCTCGACACCGATTGGGGCTGAAAAGGATGCTCCATGAATACTGGACGCTGAATAGGCTTGAAAAGTCTTCCAAGGTTATTGTAAACTCCGTGAAGGAGCACGCTGACACCCCTGAGTGGAAAGAAAAGAATGGCATGTTCGTTCCGGGTGCTCAGAAGTTTCTTGAAGAGGAAAGGTGGGTTGTGTATACTGCGCCCGAACTTACACAATACGAGGAAGACTGATGAGACTAATCACCCCAGACTTAGATGACTTTATGAACCCTGTAGATGTAGAGGGTCACGTCTTCTCCCCTAATAACTTTAGGGAAGAGACATTATCTTGGATCGAAAACCGAAACCTTAAAGCTGGGTGTCAACTGCCCTGTCTAAAGAAAACAGATCTGCGCATTATTCCCGGCTCCATGACAGTGTGGGCAGGAGTGAATGGCCACGGCAAATCTGCCTTGGTTCAGCAGTTCTGTTTGTGGTGGGCGGCAGGCAAGTACACTGATAAAGATGAGAAGGTTTTGTTCTGGTCGCCTGAAATGGCATTCCATGTTCAGATTGAACGCATGGTGAAACAGACGCTTGGCGTGGGTGAGCCCACAACTATGGCCGCAAGTTATATCATGGACTATCTGGAAGGAAAAGTGTTCATCTATGGAAAGGAAGAACACGTACAGGCATCAGAGATAATCGCTCTGGCTCGATGGGCGTCTGCCAATGGGTTTACGCAGTTAGTAATTGACTCCTTGATGATGGTAGACCTCCAGACAGATCAGGCCAATCTCAATCTAGGCCAGAAGAACTTTGTCCGGATGCTCAAGGAGGCGGCTCGGACTACTGGACTCCACATTCACTTGGTTGCCCATATGCGTAAGGGGGAATCAGAAACCAAGATGGGAGACAAGATGGATATTAAAGGGAGTGGAGAAATCTCTGACCTCTCTGATTACGCCTTCCTTATCTGGAAGGATGTACGCAAGCAGGAGAAGCTGTATAATAATCCGGAAGACGAGGAATGGCTACGCAAGCCTGATGGATATCTCAAGTGTGTAAAGAATCGGTATGATCCAGAGCATCCATGCTTGGCTCTCTGGTTCAGTGGTGCACCGTTCTCGTTCAAGAGTGGGCGTAGGGCGGATATCCCTAGATTGCTTGAGCCAAGTAAACAAGAGTTAGAGAGTGGCTACGTCCCGAAGTAAAGGAGAGGAACTCTTCCTTGCCCAACTGGATGAGTTTGGTTTTCCAGATCCAGAGGAGGAGTACCGCTTTCATGACTACAGGAGATTTAGGTTTGACTTCGCTTGGCCTGACGTGAGTATAGCCGTTGAGATCGAGGGAGGAACCTATGTCCAAGGGCGCCATGTGACTGGTGCCGGGTTTCATCGGGACTGTGAGAAGTATAACCTTGCCGCGAGAGGGGGTTGGAAGGTTTATAGATTTCCTACAGCAATGGTAAAGTCTAGGGAGGGAATCAAGTTCTTACTCGGTGCTTGGCCTATTAGGCTAAAGGGATTATCACCAACCCTCAGAAAAGTGGTAAGACCAATTGACCAATAATCTAATTTGGCAAAGAATAATGCGGCAGACAGGGACACCGTGCCGTGGATGTGAGCAGTATCACTCGTGTGCTATCCATGAGGTTGCGTGTGAACAGTTTGAGGAGTACATTGAGACTGGAGAAATTGAACTGATACTCCCAAAAATACCAACAAAAGAAATATTCATGGGGATTTACTTTGAGGAAGAGATCGAAAGAGAACCTTAAATCATTAACACCATTATCATCTAGCATTTGGATTAACCCAAGACGCCCTTGGACTGACATATGTTTTGCCCTAGCAGGTACAGAGAGAATAGTATCTAATTATGCTAGGCTGAAGTATGCAGGTGAGGATAGATATTACGAAGATGTGTGGAGATACGTCTTCTACAAAGTCAAAAAGATGGCCGAAGAAGATAAATGGAAGTACAAGAATGAAAATTTTCTGGTACGATTGGCGGAGTTGGCTGTGCAGGAGTCAATTCGATCTGATCTCTGCACCAGATGCAATGGGAAGGGATACATTGCCACTGGATATACGAGGATGGACTGCTTTAGTTGTGATGGGTCTGGAAAATTGAAGAGAACCGAACGTTATCGGTTCAGATTTATGAATACCCCAGAAAGAACATGGTATAGAAATTGGAGAATTAGGTTTAGGCGGGAGGTGTTGGGCATCTTGGACGTTTTCGAGTACGAACTAGACAAGGCTCTTCACCAAAGGCTTTAAACCAGTTCAGCCAAACCAGTTCAAACCAGTTCAAATCGGTTGCACTTTTAAATACTGTCATCATTTAAGGGGAGGGGGGATAGAAGGCTGGCAAGGTTTTACCCCCCAATATGATATAATGCAAATAAAGGTCAGAAGATGGGGAGACCACGAAAAAAATTTTACGAAGAAGATGTGGGAATGGCGATCCAAGAATGGATGCGTGACTTGGATTGGCGGGACAGAAATTGGATACAGGATCTAGAATTACGACCCGGATCTGCGCAAGCCCCGGATCAAGAAGATGAACATTGGTTGGAGAAGATGTACCAGAGGTAGGGCGGGAGTTTTAGTACTAAAAGTCTAAACTCTGGGCGAAAAAAAAATGCCCCCCAGAAGATGGGGGGCTAATAGCGTTGCGCTTGAACTCTCGCGAAAGAGCGCGCAACTAGGAGGATTACTCTACATTAAAATCGGGTGATCTCTCTACAGCAACACCCTTATGTTTTAGAACCTTACCGTATCTTGTCCAGCAGGAAAAGACTTTGCATTCTTTTTTCCGACTGAAGCAATAATAGGTATGGTCGCAGTCATCGCAAGGACATGGTGTCGATCTTGCGTATGTCATCTGATTGCTGACCACTAGAATAGTAAGACTGCCACAATGACAGCCACCGTTATTGCTAACCAGAAGTTACGGTCTGTTAGGAATGAAGGTTTCATAGTTTCTCCTTGATTTCACTTTAGCGTCACACGCCAGACATCTAGGTTTCTGACTGGGTGCTACCGCTTGGTTTTGTCGAAATTGACTTGGGTCTTTTATTAGGTGACAGACCCGGCACACCATTCTTCGCATAGTTCAACCCTCGAATCGAGCGGGAGTTTTAGTACTAAAACTCTAATCATCTTTGACCGCTGTTATCATTTCAAGCGTAGCAGATACAATCTTAAAGCGGTGCATCACAGCATCGTGATATTCCGACAACTTGAGATTGGCTTGCCACGCACTATCGGTCATTCGACCCCGGCCCGACTTGTCTCCCTCGCATACACCAATGTATATGGGAGCACCAGTCTTGGAAAGTAACTTGCAGTAATACAGAATGGCATCTCTATCTTTCCATTTAGGTATTACGTTAAGAACATTCGCCAACGTAACGGAGTCGGAACCCCCTCGGGCAATCACAGAAGTGATCACGCCGAGGTTGTGTTCCGCGCTACGATTGTCGGGATCATAGACCATGTTGGTCACATCCCTCTCTGCCAAGTATAAAGTGGCATCTTCAAACTTACCACCACCGACATCTAGGTTGACGGTAAATGCTTTCCACTTTATCTTCTTAAAGATAGATGGAACTTTGGCAGAGTCATAGGCCATGACTCACGCAGCCTTTCTATACTCTGCGCGAGCGATGTCTGACCATTGATGGTTGTTGAACTCAAGAATCTTACCACCGAGTCTCTCTAGGCTCGTGGCTTCATCGTAGTCGTGGTGATGGTTAGCAGCATTGGTAATTCCATTAACAAACCCCCACTTCGAGTAGTCGCCAACAGATAGAAAGGCATCGGTAATCCTAATCTTGACGGGGGAAGGTAGACTGAACTTATCCCCAATCCATTCGACAGATGGTATGGTAGGAATCCTCTCGGAGATTCGATCAAGGTGTTTGACCTTTTCTCCTTCGGTTGCATCCCTCATGGTTTGAACATACCCTTTGAACCCTTCGACGTTGGTGCATCTATCCACCACCTTGCGAAAGTCCGAGATGATATCATAAGGTAGGTTCACTCCGCTTTCCCAATACTGGGGCAGAACACCAAGAGGCAACCGTACTGATCGGTGTACCCGACGCACACCATCACCCGGACGATCCCCCATCATTCCATTGTCACACATAACAACGCGAATGAATCGGTTTAAGTCTACCTGTGCTAGACCCACCGAGCTGTTACTCGCCATGAAGCCACCGCGAACAACCTGACCTCGCTTCACTTCATACTCTAGTTCGGGTAGTAACACCTTGACGTTGAAGAACTTGTCATTGACATTGCACGATCCCAACTCGTAGCGGTGCAACCTATCCAACACAGGGTCGAGGCAATCCAAAACAATCTCGTCATCAATGCGAGCATACATATCCGATAGAAAGGCGTTCACCTTGTTACCATCCTTGGTGCAACGGAACATTCTATTTGCTCTGTTGTCCTTTCTATTGTGGAACCAGTAATTAACATTGTCGTGAATGAGGGTTTTAGATTTCTGAGTGGATTCCATCTTGGTCATGTATCCCTTATGGATACCACACCATGTACCCACTTGATCCAACGAGTGCTGAGTCCACTTGAACGTCTGATCATGGGGATAGCCACTGCCCAATGGAAGTCTAACAGCACCCCCATCTTGGGTGACCAAGACATTCTTGACGTCCACCACGACGTCTAACTTATCTCTGGCGCGACGATCTACCACTTCGCGCAATGCTCCGTAATTTCCTAGACCTTGTTTCATTTGATTCTCCTAATGAGAGTTAAAAGAAAGTGCTCCGTTCCCGTCCGGCATGGCGCACGGAGCAACACGCCAAGTTAATTAGATATCATTCATTGGGTTCTCCTTGGTAAAGTTTTACTACGGTACTGTGGGTTGTTACACCAACACCATGAATTGTCACAGCGTAGTCGGTGTATTGGCACACAAAATGGTATGACGTTTCCGTCATGGAGTAAAGGTACGTCTGTGACTGCGAACAAATCTTCTTCTTCATCTAAGTCAGCAAGTTCCTCCACAGTTGGAGGCATGGGGTCACGCGCAGTACCCTGATCCATGATGTCACGCTCATCGAGTGGGGGTTCACGATCCATTGCTTGAGGGCTACCAACGATTAGTTTCTTAGGCATCGCAACTCCTCGTTTGCTTTTTCAGTTCTTCCAAAACCTTTGGCGTCCATCCATCATAGGTGAATTGACGTTCATCAGTTTTAGTTTCGATTAGTTCATCTTCCTCGAACAATTCTGACACAAGTAAGTGGAGTTCTTCAACCCCACGCGGGGATAGATGAGCCAGTATCACTGACATCACATCGTGCACATCGTCGATGGCTTCGATGTTACAGTACACCAACCACTTGGGCATATTGTTTTCCAACCATACTGCTTTCTCTGATACCTCACTCGGGCTACTCATATAGTTTCTCCTTGAGAGTTTTAGTACTAAAAGTAATGGCGTCCCCTGCGGGAGTCGAACCCACATTTCCGGCTTGAGAGGCTAGCGTCCTACCGTTAGACGAAGGGGACGTGATGCGATGGATCATGGCAATAGCAAGGAGGAGATCCGAGTTGGAGGACTATTGCCATGTACCGATGCCACCGCACACCGTTAAACCATCCTCCCTCGGCGTTACTTAATCCGTGTTACAACCACGGCTTTCTCATTGATCCAGAATTCCGCTTGGTTTCCCGGAGCAGTGAGTGTTACGGTATTCGCAACGTATTCACCCGGTCGGCGAACCCGGTAATTGTACGCACCCTGTTGCAAAGTCTTTAGGGATTCGTTCGCACTCTTACGCTTGTCACGATACATGATAAAAGATTGACCCACATCCAAAGACGGATATTGAATCTGTCGATTGGGTGGAGTCCAACGCTTGGCCTTTACCCCGGCCTCGGACACAGTATAGATTTTCATATTAAAGTCCTTGTTAAGGTTTATAGAATTGCAATCATCGCCAGTGACCCGGCGATGATAAACAGTACCAACAGTACAAAACTTACACCATAGATGATCCAGTCGGTAGGTTTCATTTGAATATATACCTACCATACGCATCGACCACGATGTTTGGCCTATCTCTCGAACTGACATACGGTTGTATATCAGTCGTCGTTCCAAATGAATCATGGTTGTTGCCATTCACTTCGTTCACCTCGGAGAACAGGATGTCATCCTCGGTGATCCCGGCCTCATCTAAAAAGCGAGCCACCTTGCGTGGCTCTGTCTGACAGAGATCGTACAAATCCCAGTACGTGTCGTGGGTAAACCCTTTCGAGTACCCACTGTGAACATTGTATCCATACATGGGGATAGAATCGTACTCGTCCTCGTACCCAAAGGCTTCGAGAGATTTCCAGTCTGCATGAATCAGTCTGTCCTCTATCTTGCCTATTAGTTCCATGTCACAGCGTTCATTCTTTGAGTGGTGATCCCAATATGCAACGCTGATGTTACTGCACTCTGTTACCAAGTCGGTATAGTTGGCGGTGTCAGTGAATGAACCAGTCATATCACCACCAGTCATACCCATGAGTGAAGCGAGTTGCTTTGCGAATTTCTCACTGCAACACCGTGACCCCATCTGGAACTGAACAACATCGTCTTTGCCCTTTCGATCTAGGGCAATGGCAATCTCTACACCTTTCAGAAGGTCGGGGGTATCTTGGGATATGAAAGTTGATCCCAACCCCCCGCGTTCCTCTCCTCGATGAAAGATATACAGACCGGGGATACCGCTGTCTATCATCGACAACATGAGGTAGTTCCCAACGGTATTATCTGCGCCGAGACAAGTGGAATCACTGGTTAATACCTTACCGCTATTGGTAAACAGTTTCTGTTTGCCCGACTTGTTATGCACAGTATCCGTATGTGAGGAGAACATGATCCTCGGATCGTTTACCGTGGCACAGATTAGGTTTCCAAATTCATCCGTATAATCACACACAGGACGGATGAACTTCTCGATATATTCTTCTTCCGCCTCGGACTTATGCGGTCGAGTATACCGACTCATGGATATAAAGAAT